GCGGGAGCGAGTTTTAAACGAGTACATTCTTTAATTAATTTAACACCACGAGGGTAAAGCTTAGAAGCAGCTGTCATTGTTTCAATATCACGGTTAATTTCATTTCTTTCCATATAACCGGCATATTTCGCAACATCATCAGCCCAAGCCGTAACCTCATCGAGCATTTCTGAACTTACAAATTTATTGGTGTGACCTAAAAATTTTTCCTCTATAAATGAATGAGCTTGTCCTACCACGAGATCCAATTTGGACCACATAGTTTCGATACCAGAGATCATCTTCGGAAAACGATCCATGCGTAAAGCAAATTCATCTACAGTATGTTTACCAGGGAGAGTGCCTACAAAAATACAGTATAAAGATAAAAATATTGACTTAATTATATTAAATTGACTACCACTTAAAGATTGAGCGACAGGCATTAAAAATAGAGACCTAACAGTAATAATTAATTGAGTAATGATATCAGAAGCTAAACCAGCAGCTCCGATAACACCACATAGATTTACACAAAAGTCTTGAAGAGACAATTTGTGAGTTGAAAAACGATATAAGTTATATATAGAAGTCATTGAAGCGATAATTTTACGTTGATATTCATTAACAGTTGATTGATATTTATCAGATAATGCTTTAGACAATTCAGCAAACAAACTCAAGGATTTATTAATGGCGTCATTAAGGCTTCCATCAATCGTATGATTGACAGAGATACCTATCTGAGGCTCAGCAATAAAGCGAGAGTATTGATTGTTGAGGAATTCAAAAGTATCACGAATGCCTGACTCAGTTATATCGGCGTCTTCCGTGATACTATGGAATAAAGTGTAATAAGCATAGATAACATCAATGAAAGTATTTTTAATAGTTGGAGTATTAGAATATTGTTTAAATAATTTAGCGTAGGATATAAATTCGGAATTTAAGGTCTTAAGGTTAGCGGTTGCAGATAAATAAAAACTTTGAGCTCCGTAAGAACGAGGTAACAATAAAGCAGATAGAATAGCAGAATTATTGAGTACTTTGTCCTTAAGAAATTGTCGAAGAATATGAGCGTATGCAGAAATTTTTGGGTGATGCGAGTAGCTAGGGAAGTTAAGCAACAAGCACAGAGACGCATTAATAAGACGGGAAGCGGAAGAAATTGGCAAAAATGTAGAATCATTAAATTGAAAAGACTTACGAGCAATAGATAAAGATTTAAGAAAAATAAAAAAACAATTAGTGATATCCTGATCATTACGGAGTTGAGTAGTTAAATATTGATAAAGTAATTGAAGATATGAAATATTTGACGGAATTTGATAAATTTTAGACGTTTTAGTACGATCTTTACGGGATAAACGGTTATAATCAGATATTAAAGCTACAACAAAACGTTTCTGTATCTTAGAAGTTACTGGCAGAGAATCAGTCAAGAAGAGTTGATTCTCAGCTCGTGCGATACCAGACGATAAACGCAACGGAGCGACC